CCAGTGCCATGAGTATATAGAACACCGTCTATTTCCCATTCTAAGGCCCATTTCCAGCCTTTAGGAGCATCCCATGCTTGTTCGTATGATTTGATAAATCTCTCTGGTAAACCGCTTGTTTGAGCCTTTCTTTTATGTAGGGCTGAGTGGTTACCGATACAGACTTTAACATTTGGGAAAGCCTTGTACCATTTGTACATAGCTGCTTGAGCTAAATCAGCCTCATATCCAGCTCCATGACCGTCTGGTTTTGATTCGTGATAAGAGATTGCGTGATTGTCTACTTCATCTCCGATATGGACTACTTCGGAGCATTGAAACTTGTTATACACTTCGAGGCAAAAGTTCCTATAAAGTGGGTGACAGAATGGTTCGTGCGTATCTCCTATGACAAGCACATTTTTTTTAGATGCCATATTGGTTGGTTTGGTTTATCTACTTGTAAGGTGCGTAGGCAGTCTTGCCGTTAACCTTTAGTGCTCTCAACACTTGCTTTCTATTTTTACCTGCGTTATAAGAAACATGAACCCAGTCTGGTTTTTTATTGTCACCAAACTCCCAGATTAACTGGTCAAAATCTAAGCTATCTTTTATGTAGTTAAAAATCTCAGTATTAGATGCACCTCCCATGCCATCCATATCAATATCTGCCGCTTTAGCCTCACAATGTTGTGAATTTAAGCTACCTCCAATGTAATGGTTCAAAGTCTTAGACCTATATCCAGATGAAATATTAATAGGGCCAAACTTCATTCTGATTGGCTCTAATACCTTCTCACATAAAGTGATAAGATTCTGTAAGTGTTCTGGAGTTGGTTCGTTTGATACTCCATGTCTTTTTGCAGATTCACTACGAGTAAACTCTGCCAATGCAAAGTGGGCTGATACTTTCATCTTAAATCATTTGTTTTACAAAATATGCTAATCCCAGCAACCATAATAGGAAGCCAAGTGTTAAAATTATCTTTTCGTTCTTAGGCATCTTTCTTAAATATTTTCTCTACTGAGGTTAAACCTAAACAACCGAATGCTAACAAAGCTACTGATTCTACAAGTATTGCACTTGGAGCTGTATGAACTTCACTAAATTGATTGTGATACATAGTAACACATAATGCGATAACACATAGCAATCCACATAAACGCTTCATGCTAAATCTACCGTTATCTTCTTGGAAAAACTGCTTCATATTATAATTGACTAAATTGGAAAATGACTAAGAATATTAAGATTATTTTTTGCCAAGCATGGTATTTATCCATCTTGTCAAGTTCTTTTTCTCTATTACGATATGTTTCGAGATTAGCTTCGTAGCGATACTTGTAATTTTCAAGCGTACTAACTTTATAGCTGTAGATAGTGAAAATAGAATCATGTTTTATTGTTTTAGATTTTAACGAGTCCTTATAAGCGATTATTGTATCGTTATAGGACTTATATAGTTTGTTGATGGTATCTGCTTGACCTATGGTCATTATAACTACAGAGTCACCCTTAATCTTTTTTGTAGTGGGATATTGCGAGTATGCTGAAACTGATAGCAGTATCATTACTAACACTATCCAAAGTCTGCTTAACTTCATTTAGTTCGGTTTTTAGTGTGCTTATCTCTTGCTTAATCTCAGCAAACTTGCTAACGGTAGACGTTACTATTGCTTCTTTAGCCTCATCTGCTTTTACTTGAACAGCTTTATTCTTAGTCAAGGTCTGGTTAAAATCATTCATGAACTGCTCAAACTCCTTATCTTCTGCAATCTTGTTATCCTCTTTTTTAGCTGTCACATTAATCGTTGTAGCTGTAACCGTTAGAAACCCAAAAATTAAAAGAATTGATTTCATGGCCTATTATTTTACAGATGATTTAATAGCACCCATTGCATCAAGAGTCTCTAACTTAGTAGTCGTTGAACTTAGGGCTGTCTTACACTCAATTAACGCTTGTGTTTTTAAGCTATCTTTATACTCAAGATTAGTAATCCTTGCGTCTTGAGAGTCGATTTGATTGTTAAAATTGCCTCTAATATCTACATAAAGGACAGTTATACCAATGATAACTAAAAACATAGTACCCTTAATCGGGTCTTTACTAAATTGGGAAAAGCTAATCGGTAGAGGATTAGCACTTACATTTACGTCTTTCTTTGGAGCCATGTTACTTTTTACCTATTTTAAAATACAAGCTACCAGAGTAACTCATATTGTTATTTTTATTAATATTAAGATTAAGGCCTATTAGAGCCTTATTTTTGGCACTTAACATCAATCCAGGACTTAGTACTTCTAAGCCATTAGACTGGCTAAAATCGCCTCTTATGCCGTAAAAAAGCCTATATTTAGCTTTCTCTGCATAAAACTCCTTAACATAGATGGTTTTTTCGGTAATCTTGGACTCAAAAGACCTCGATTTGATACGATTTTTGGTTATGGTATCATTAATCACAAAGATATTAGAATCTTGCTTAATGGTATCAGTATAAGCTACAACTGCATTATAATCGTTTAATATGCGTACTGTATCGTGAATAGTGGTAGTATCTGTAGCTATAATCACAAAAGGGATAGAATCCCCTTTTATGTATCTATTTCTGTACGTTTTTTGGTACACAGTATCATGTACCTCTTTAACTTTTTCGTACTTAGATAGGTCAATATCCTCTTTTTTATCAGATTTATGACATGATTCATAGGCAAATACGCCTAAGAAAAAGAATCCAATGATAAGTATATAGTCTCTAAGATGTTTCATATTATGATAAAGTATAATCTCCAGTTCCTTGTAAACTAACAGAATATGTTGCAACTCCCTCTACTGGGCCTTCAACTGATACTGATTCAATGTTACAAGTACCAGTTATTACTTTTGCATCAACTGTAAAAGTTACAGTAATAACAGTACCATTCTTTTGGTCTGTAAGCATATCAAAATAGTCATAATCATCTAAAGTGATTAGACCATCACAACTAATTGTATATCCATTAAATCCATACATATACTCTTTTTTTCTATTAGATGACTTGTTTGTAACATCAACTTGGTCTGCTGATACTTCTAATGAGCATGATGTAGAAGCTGCGAATACAGTACTTCCCTTTCTTAAAATTACATTTGTTCCGTTAATTGCCATTTTATTATGTTTTTATTTTTATTAATTTATTCTGAACAATATCCAGTTGACTCTATAGTTCCAGTTCCCTCAATTATTTCAATTTGAGGTAAACCACCAAATACTGTAGCACATTGATAGAATGTGACTGCGTGAGTAAATCCTATTGATTTAATATCACCAGTATCACAATCTTGCCATTCTACTACACCACCATCATTAAGTGTAATTTTAAATCTTAGACAAAGAGTAGGGTCGGTAAATCTAAAAGGCCCAGCTCCAGTAACAGTAACTGAATATGTGGCTACACCTTCTACTGGTGCACTTAATGTTATATCTGTAATATAGGCTCTACCAAAAAACACATCTTGCTTTAATCCTATAGCAGAAAACCTTACGACTATTCTTGTTCTGTTTAGTTGAAAGTCTAATAAGTCTTTATAATCTACAGCATCTATTGTAATTAAACCATCAGTAGTGACACTCCAATCTAATATATCCATCTTATAGTCTCTAAACCAATCATTATTATAATTAGTTACTTCTATCTGAGAAGTATTAGAAGTCAAGTTGCAGCTTGTAGCAGCAGCAAAAGGAACATAAGTTGCTCCTGGCCCTCTGTAGTATAACGCTAAATTGCTTCCTAAAATTGCCATATTATAATTTTTATGCTATTGTATATCTTTTACACCCTTGAAATGATACTGAATAAGTAGCTGCACCATTAATATCTCCACTATATGAAAGACTCATTATGTTTGCTAGACCAGTTATTGTATATGCAGGAGAAGTATTAACAGTAAATTTTATTGTTATTTGAGTTCTATTGTATTGCAAATTAAGAAAATCATCATAATCAAAACCATCAATGGCTATTAATCCATCGCAATCAACTGTCCAAGATGTTAAATCTGGCTTATACTCTAAAGCCCAAGCAGAAGATATTGATGATACTTGCATTAACTCCATACTACTTTGAAAGCTACAATTAGTAGATGAAGAAAAGGCCACATTTGATGAACCATTAAAGTAATATAAAATAACATCTGTTCCTAAGATTGCCATAATTTTGTTTTTATCCGTTTAATTCCCATTTGATAGATTCTGTAGAAGTATTATCTGCATTAGTAATTTCTAATAATTGTAAATTACTTTCTTGATTAATATATAAGTTAACATCACTTCTATTAGCTATAAATTTTTTACCATTATAACTTAGTGCATTAGTTGCAGAATCTGTTATAGTATATGTATTATTTAGGTAAATAATATTATTAGATATAATAGTTTCACCTAATTCACCTTCTAAAGTTGCATAGTTTCTATTAAATAAATTAGATAATTCTCTTGCTACAAGTATTGGTAATGAAGGATATGTTGTACCTGGATAAGAAAATCTATACCATAATGTAATTGGAGCTCCATTTGAATAAAATAAAGCACCATAACAGTTTTGTATATCAGACCTATAAACACCTAAAGAAGATTCAAAATCTTTAGTTAATGAATTAGCTGTAGTTATAAATCTTGTTGCTATTAAAGAACTTGGCAATGCAGTTGCAGATTGACTTGCATTTACATTTCTTAATTTTGTAGTTGAAACAAATCCACTACCAAGATTAGTAAATTTAAATCTAAAATATCCTTCTACATTATAATTTGTACCAGAAATATTAAAAGCACCTAACTCATAATTAAAACTATAAGTTTGCCATACATTATCACCAGCAGTAGAATCAGCAATAAAATTTCTAACTACTCCAGGTGCACCCCAAACACCATTTGCATCAGCATAGAATCTTTGTCCACTTGAATTTTCTACAGATACTTCAATTAGAGGTCCTCCAGGACGTGAGATTGAAAAGTCAAAAGCTAAACTAAATCCTGGAGCATAAAAATATGGTAAGGTACCAGCAGTAACATAAGAAAAAGTTGCTCCTCCGCTAAATACATTATTAATTAATTCAACTACATCATAAGGCTCAGATGGAACAGATACTACTGTAATTGTTGAAACAAGTGTTGTTTGAGTCCAATTAGTTACAACACCACCACTATTTATTTTAAATGTACCATTTGCTATATAATCGCTTGTAAACTTAACTGGAGCATTAACATTTATAATTGGATAACCTTTTCTTGTTATTTTATTTTGCGAGTTGTTAATAAAATGAATATTTGAACCATTATAAGGAGAAATTGTAACTCCATTACTAAGTGTGCCTCCAGTAGATGTATTAGTATTTAAATTATACTTTGTAAAATAAATAGTAGATGCTGCCATTTCATTAGCTGACATAATCCACCAATCTCCATTTTGCTGGAATAACCTACAACCAAAAGATTTAACTATTTGTTCTATTAAATCATAATAACTTTGCCTTTGTAAATCCCTTTTATAAATATAAGTTTGGTCAAATGGCTCATTAGAAGCAGCAATGCTTCTATCAAACATTGCAGAACCAAAATAAGAACAACATTGGTATAAACTTGGTACATTAGGGAATCCTATTGTATTTAACCCTTGAGATAATACAGTATATAATTTTTCTAATTGGTTTGATGATGCAGTATAAGGATAAAAACTATTCTTCATAAACGATAAAGCATCTATACAAGTAACATTAACTTCTAAATTACCAGTAGTAAATGGAACATTTACATAGTCATTAAACATAAAACCTCTCCATACAACAGCTTCTGTGCCATTTAATGGGATTCTTGTTAATTCTACATAAAATTCTCTATCATTAAAAGTAAGTAAGTTTGGGAAATTAGTATAATCATCTTGAGATGATAATACAAAAGATAAATTTAACTGAGAAGATATTATACCAGGCTCTGGTTCATCGCTAATTGTATTAGGTGAAACAGTTATTGAAGTAGGCGTATAATTATAAACACTACCAGTATAACCATCTTTATATATATTAACAAAAAGAGAACCTCCGTCTCTTAATGCTTGTTGTAAATTATATCTTAGTCCGTATGCCATTATGCTAAACTAATTGTTTGTCCTTTAATGTTTGATGCCTTTTGTGCTCTATTTACTGACAAAAGTAAGTCTTGTCCTCTTAACACAAATGTACCACCTCCGCCACCACCTAACATATCTTTTAATTTGTCTAAAGGAGCTACAACTTCTGGATTAGATGATGCACCAGGATATTCACCCATAAGACCCAATGTAGGGCCAGAAATAATACCTCCATTAGCAAATGCTGGGATATTACTACCAGAACCCCCAGAACTTGGAGTAGACTTAGCTCTTAAAGATGATTTTAAGGCAGCACCAGCCGCAACTGCAGCAATACCAGCCGCTAATGCTATTGGCCATGAAAGAGGATTACTTAAAGATAATAAAGCTAATTTTTGTGTAATTGCTAAAGTAATTAATGCTTTACCTATATCACTTAAAGCATTAGCTAACAATTCTGATAAAGCTACAAATGGTTGTACCTTCTCACCAGCTAATAGTTGACCAAGTGACTCTGATAAAGAAACTACAGAATTTACAACAAAGTCTAATATTGCCTTGTTTATAATATTTAATGTATCTGTCCAACTAACTTCATAATCCTTTAGATTATCTTTAGAGCCTTCTATTGCTGCATTAACCCTTGCTAATGCATCATCAATTTTATCAAATTGTTCTGCAGTATATCCTCCAACAGAAGCTAATTGATATAACGAATTTTTATATTCCTCTAATATTGCTATTCTTTCAGAAGAAGTAGCCTTACCACTTGAATTAGCAATTTTAGTTGCTACCTCAGATTGTATTTTTAATGCATCTAATGAATTTTGTAACTCTCTATTATCTATTTTTTCATTTTCTTTTGCAATTTTATCTTTTTCAGTTTGTTCTTTTTTTAGTAAACCTACTTTTAAATTATATGTTTGCTTATATAAATCAGCTAATGTATTCTGATAAAATGATTCTTCTATAATACCTTGATTATACCAAGAAATTAAATCAGACATTGCCTTGCCTAATATTTCAACTTTTTTTGCATCATTACCTTCTGCATATGATAATTGATTATCTAAATTATCTTTAAATAGTCTTTGCTCTTCTTTAATTGCATCAGAGAAATCTTTTAAATAAGTATCTTTAACCTCTTTAGCTGGTTTATCAGAACCATCAGTACCTAATTCAACACTACCACTTCTTTTTGCTATTCTTGCTAATAACTCTTCTCTTTTTGTTAATCTTTTATTTTGCTCTCCAAGATTAGTGATAATTTTTTTATTTTTATTATCAATTTGACCAGTTAAATTATCAGAAGAACGTAATATACCAAGATTTGCTTCAAGTAATTTTTTACCAGTTGCTAATGGATTTGTAGTAGATGTTGTTGATAATACTGGTTTTCTTTTTAAATCTTCTTTTATAAGTTTCTCTAATTCTAATTCATCTTGCTTTAATAAAATAGCATTTTTTAGATTTTCAATGTATGCATTATAAAACTTATTTAAATCTTTAACTTTATCACCTTCTAATTTTAATCCTTTAAATATATCTGGATTAATTTTTTGAAGTTCTTTAATCGCCCTATTCTTTCTTTCTCTTGTTTCACTTTCATTATTTAAAACAGATATTAAAGAATTTACTCTTGTAGCTTCTTGTGACATTGAAGAAATTAATGAATCAGTCTCATCTTTTAATTCTTTAGTCTTTTTTGTTGTACCAAATAATCCTAAATCCCAAGCAGTAAATAAAGCAATAATTGCAGACCCAGCAAAGTATAATGCACCTCCAGCACCAGCTACACTTCCAATTAACGCTGGTAAGTTGTTTTGAATACCTCTAAATCCAAAAGGTAAATCCTGCACAACTAAAGCTAAGTTAGTCCATTGCTGATTAGATTTTTTTAAATTTGATGCACTACTTGTTATAGCACCTCCTGCTCCGTTTGCAGCAGTTTTCATTGAATTAAGAGTAAACGTCAACTGCTCTGCATTCATTTTCAATACCTTCATTGATGCACTTGCAGGGTCAAGTCCTTGTACTCTAAGAGTTGTCCATAATTTGGTAGTTGCGTCAAGTTCCTTTTGAACACTTTTAACACTTTTACCCATTAGCTCATTAGAAGCCGTAATATTATTTATGGTTTTAGTGTACTGGTCGGTGGCCTTAATTATAATATCAATACCTTCTTGATTTGCCATTATTATACTGGTTTAATATTTTCGTATTTTTTTAGTACCTCTTGTAACTCATCGTTACTCATTATCTTAACATTCTTCTTTCTATTCCTCTTATCGCAATCTAACTCTAAAAGTTCAGTAGGCTTGACCTTCTTTCCTTTAGGTAGCTGAATATTTACAAGCATAGTAGTTTGCCATCTTGACCTCACCCATTCTTGCTCCTCTTTATGCCTATAACCATACCAAACAAAGTCTAATTCAGCCATGGTCATATCCCAAAACAAATGGGGAAGTATTTGACACTCCCCCATTGTATATCTTTCTATGTCAAGCCATTCTAATTTTTTTTTTCTTCACCAGCCTCTGTTGACGTAGAACCAGGTTGCTCAATGCCGCTATTCATGCTTTCTGATAGTGCAGTCATGATTCCTTGGAATTGAGTTCCAGAGATACCACCCATGTCATCTATCCAATCGCATACATCAATCTCTTTGAAATCTGGATTTCTGCCTTCCTTATAAAAAGGATATTCAGCAGCAGACCTAACTAAATTGATAATAGCATCTAATGCAGCTTCACCGCTTAAAGCTGTTCCTATTTCTGCAGGGCCTATACCTTGTAACTGACAGAATCTCTTTAGAGACCATGTGCAGAAACGTAGCGGTATTACCTTACCATCAGAAAGTGATAGGTTAAATTGTCCTCTCATATATTTTGGTTTTTAGTTTATGCGTTGGTAGTCATCACTAATGCTCCAGTTCCAGTGAATGATGCAGAGAAAGTAGCTGGAGATTCCATGTCACCAGTAAAGTCTAAAGACTCAACCGCTGCAGTTCCAGTCCAAATCTTGTCACCACTTACGAAAGTAGAGAAAGTCAAAGATACGTCTGTTCTTGTACTAATAGAAGAAAATAAATCTTCTACGTTTACACCAGCTGCAGCAGATTCGATTACCGCTAAGCCATCTGTAGTTACTGACCAAGAACGAAGTCCTTGAATTTGAGCTGCCCATCCACCACTATCTTTTGTAGTTGCGTCTGGTAAGTCTGTTGATACTGATAAAGAGCAAGATGTAGAGTGAGCTACTGCTACTCCACCTACTTTTACTACTAATAAAGTGCCGTTAAAAACCGATTGTGTAGCCATGATATTAATTTTTAATATTTAATTGTTTGTTTTTTAATCTTTTATACTGTTTGAGTTACAAAGTGGTCTACCACAATAACTCTTCTAAAAATATATGTTTCTTCTACATAGTCAAAAGTAGCCTGGTTTGATACCATATTCCTTGTAACTATTTTGAAATCTGGAGAAGCATTTGGGTAATCTGCAGGAGCTACTCCTATGATTTCCAATAAGCCATTAGCCCATTCATCTACGGCTTTTTGGCCTACTTCACCAGACTTAAATGTCCTATACACTATGTCAAACTGTATGCTTACATCAAAGTTATAGCTTGTTTTGTCGCTATTCTCTACTGATGTCTGTGAGCTTATCAACAAGAATGGAGGCTCGGCACCATCTGGAGCTATGGTATCATATACCGATAACTCGTAGTTGTTAGCATTTATCTTGTCGAAATAAGCCTTTCGTATAGCATATCCGCAGTCTTTCATTATCCTTCTACCTCTACTTCTTTAGAATCCGTTTGTTGGCCATTTTGAGCCTCATTTAGCTCACCAAAGAACTTCAGCAATGGTAATCCATAGGCTGTAGGAATAGTGTTTATAAACGCCTCTAATGACTTTAAATGCTCTTCGTTTAATTCAATCTTTTTCATAGTTGGTATTTTTACAAATTTAGGTAAAATTATTTAGCTTTCAATATTGCCATTTCAGCTTCTAAAGTTTCAATCTTAGCCATAGCCTCTTGAAGCACTTTTATAGTAGCGTGATGCAAGTCAGCAGTATAGATTGCCTTTAATGGTTCTTCATCAGTTACTATTTCATTACCTTCTTCATCTAATTTAGGTCTAGCCCATCCATCTACATCAACAAACTCTGGTGCTATCGCTTCTACTTGTTGTGCAATTACCCCTATGTTAAAGTCATCGTGAGTTTGGTCTTTATACTTAAATTTTACAATTTCAATAGCTTTAAACTTATTCCAATAAGATTCTAAAGGAATAATATCTTTTTTAGTTCTTTCATCCGATAAATTAACATTATTAGCTTGAAAGTTAGCAATACCACCATTAGAATTAACATATAATCTAGCAGCAGTAGTATCACTAAAATATAAATATTGATTAGAAGCTGCATTAGGTGATGTTCCAGAATAAATTATTTCATAACCAAAAGGACTAGTTCCTGTATGTCTATTTAATAAAACAACTGAATTATTATTATTAGTGCTAAACTCATGGAAATTACCTGCATTATTATAATTTGATGTATTACTTGCTTTAAAATAGCCATTAGATGTAAATCTTGCTCTTTCGGCAAAAGTACCGTCATTGGTGTAAAATGCCATTGAACTAAGTACAGTTGAAGCGTGATTGTGCAAACATCCTATTGCAACTGAACCATTAACACCCCCACCTTCATTTTCAAATCCACCTATTGAAATTCTTGTTGATGAAGATGCTGTAACATTTGTGTTAAATACGGCTGCATATACATCATCAGTTCTTAAATGTAATTTAACAGATGGACTACTCGTTCCGATTCCTACATTGCCAGCCGATGTGATACTCATTCGTTCGGCTCCGTTTACAAAGAAAGCTAATGGGTTATTATCTCTTTGATTGATAAATGCTCCTGCTGAATTTTGAATTAAATCAAAACTTGTACTACTTAAAACTTTACCCGCAGATAATTGTAATACTGCTGCACCAGAAGACCCACCACTAATATCTACAATTGTTATAGCACTTGCTCCACTTTCAAATACACTTAGTTTGTTACTTGGACTACTCGTTCCGATTCCCAATCTACCACTTGCACTTAAAGTCATTGCTTGGGTAAATGTTATAGTGTTACCTGCCGTTCCAGAAGGGGCGATATTCCAACGATGTTCATTTCCTACAACAATATAATTAGCAGCAGTACCATTATTTTTGTAAACCCAAGAACTGCCATAAAATGCATTTTGAGTTAAACCTACATTATTAGTATCTCCAAAAAGTGAACCATTAGATATATCAAATCCTTTTAAAGTCCACGCACTCGGTGTAACTCCTAATCCTAAATTACCACCATTACTAAAAGTTAAAACATCTAAACCAGACCTCCCTATTGTTAAACTACCATTTGCTCCTACGTTATCTATATACCACATTCTACTTGTGAAAGTAGCATTTGAACTATCAAAAACAATTCCAGTTCTACCACTTGCCCTAACCCCCATTCTAACTGTATCAGTTCCTTGTTGTGCAAATAATGAACCATTTGAAGAACCCCCTACTTGTAAATTACCAGTTCCACTAACAATAGCTGTACCGATTGCAACATCACCACTAAACGTAGCACTTGTACCACTTAAAGCACCAGTAACGCCCAAGGTAGAACTAAATGTTGCAGAAGTACCAGCTAAACCTCCAAAGAAAGTTATATTAGCACTACCTCCAGCTCCAAAATCAGCTACTTGTGTACCACTATTTGCATTGATACTTAAACCAGCACTTGTTGCAGCTTTTACTTGTGGAGTAGTTAAAATTCCACTAAAAGTTCCAGTAGTTCCACTTAATCCACCAGTTAATGTACCGCCAGTCAAATTAAGTTTACTATTTAATTGAGTTTGAACAGCACTTGTTACACCACTAAGATATCCTAATTCAGTATCAGTAGTTCCAGAAGAAACTAACTTTCCACTTGCATTTGAAGCAACTGCTCTTGATGCAGTTAAATCAGTAGTTAATACTGTTGAAATAGCACCAGTTAAATAAGCTGCTACTCTACCAGTAGTAAAGTATTGATTACTACCTTCTGCAACATTTGAAGTTGTTAAAACTACTGTTCCAGCTTGTCCGTTTACAGTTGTAACTGGGAA